GGAAAGAACTAGCAGATGCCATTAAGCTGCTAGACGAACTTCGTGGGCCGCAAAAGCAAGCAACGCAGGCCGATGTGCGAAGGGCTGAACCCGTTGAACCCGCAATGACCGCTGACGGCAAGACAGGCGGCAAGCTCAGGGATGTCAAAAAGGGAGTTGATCCCGAAGAAGAAAAGCGCAGGAAGGAAGAAGAACGCGCAGAGTTAGAGCGTCGTCGTCGCTTTGTGGATGGTATGCGCCGTGCAGACGAAGAATTTGTCGCACGAGAGCAGGCGTCAATTGCCTACGCAAAGTACGTTGATCAAATCGTCAAGGGCGACGAGGCACAAAATCGAGCAATTACTACCGAAGAAAGACTGCTTCATCTTGAGTCGCAAAGGAAAGACATCAAGGAATACAACTATCAGTACCTTCGGTCTTTCATTAATCTGACTGCACAACAAGCCGAGGAACAAGAAAAACTTAGACAAGCCGAGTTGCTTCCGGCAGACCGAGAAGCAGCGCAAGAGCGTCTTAATCAAATCTATGAGCGCAGGCTTAAACTCATCAAACAAATTCGAGATGAAGAGGAAAAAGCCAATCAAGACATCGGCGTGTTTGAAGGCTTTAAAAAGGCTGCGGGCGACTTCTTTAAAGAATTCCCGAAGGACATGGAAACCGGCGCAATGATGTTCGGTTCGCTGATGGGCAACATGAGCCGTGCGCTTGACGACTTCGTGCGTACCGGCAAGCTCAACTTCAAAGAGTTTGCCCGCAGCATCATCCTTGACATGATTGCCATTCAACTCAAGGCTTCGGCCATGAAGCTGTTGGCAAGCGTCTTCGGCTTCAACCTTCCCACGCGGGCAATGGGCGGCACGGTTACGGGCAACTCTGCCTATCTCGTGGGTGAGCGCGGGCCTGAACTGTTTGTGCCCCGCATGAGTGGCACCATCATTCCGAATCACAATCTGCAAAGCGCGGGCGCTTCGACCAACATCACGAACTACAACATCCAAGCGATTGATGTGAAGTCGTTTGAGCAACGATTACTTGGTAGTTCTAAGGCAATTTGGGCGGCGAATCAGTACGCGCAAAAAGGCTTGGCAGTCACTCCGGGGAGAATGTAAGTGTCCTTCCAAACTATCGTTGACATTCAGCAGTCGATGACTGTGAACAACCGGCGCACGGTCGGTCAGCAAGTCACGCGGGGTGGGCAGATCAGGACGGCGCAGTACCTTACTTCCGTTCCTTGGGTCTTCACCATCGTCCCGCACAACTATCTGTACTACCCACAGGTGCGGGATGTGATTCAGACCATCGACAACCTCGACCGGCAGACGGCGGCAAACATCACGTTTAGCGGCACCACGCTTTCTTGGTTCACCGAGTACAAGGGTGGACTCAGCGCGGGGCAGGCTGCGGCTCTGACACTTGCTTCGGTTCCCCCGGCAAACTCGCAGACCATCAGCGTAGGCAATCTGCCTGCGGTCGGCGCGGGCACGGTTGTGTTTGCGGCAGGCGATTTCTTGCAACTCGGTAGCTACGTTTACAAGGTCACGCAACAAGTCTTACGCGGCAGCGGCTCAACCGTTAACGTCAACTTGCATCGCCCCGTTATCGGCACGCCTAGCACGGGCACGCTCACGGCGGTCGGGTCTGCGGTCTACTTCCCCGTCTATGCGGAAGTCTGCCCGACTTACTCGCTGACGCCGATGACCAATGGCGCGTTTGTGAACTGGGATCAACCGTTTGTGTTCCGGGAGAACGTCGCGCCATGAGCACCACGATGAACGCGCTGAACAGCGCAAACATCCGACACGCTGAGTTTGTGAGGATGGTGGTTGGTAAGACATCGCCAACGACTTACACATTCTGCAACGCGGCCGCGCCTATCACTGTCAGCGGAATCACGTTCTCGGGGATGGGGTCGCTGCTCGGGATCGGTCAGGTCGAACGCAACATCAAGTCAACCTCGACCGACATGATGGTGTCGCTCACCGGCATCAACCCGGCCAACGTCGCGTTGATCTTGAGCGCAGACATCAAAGGAAGTACGGTCGAAATTTGGCGCGGCTTCCTTGACTCTGACAATCAGATCATCACCACGCCGACGCAGCAGTTCTTCAAACGCTACCAAGGCATCATCACCAATGTTTCAATCACCGAAGATTGGAATGATGAGGTACGAAGCCGGATTGCCACTTGTTCGATTTCCTGCACCTCCATGAAGCGGGTGCTAGAAACTTATGTGGCATCTTCCAAGACTAACAAAGCAATTTGGCAAGACCGATACGGTATTAGCGAAACGTCAATGGATCGTGTTGACGCGATTTCTAGCACCTACTTTGACTTTGGCAAGCCTGCATCCGGTGGCGGCGTGGCAAGTCCGGGCGGCATCAACGGCGGCAATGGCGGCACGACGGTTCCGCGAATTGAATACGAAAACATTGGCGAATGATCAGGGAAGCAAACAAGTTCGACATAGATGCCTGCGTCGAAATGATGCGGCAATATGCGGCAGAGTCCCCGATCATCAAGCTAAGAGACAAGAAACTACACGACGAACAGCACATACGGCAGCTTATTTCCTCGCTCATCATCGGTCGCGGCTTTGTCTTGGTGGACAACGAATATCGCGGTATGGCAGCGGGGATCGTGGTGCCGAATGTGTGGTGTCCCGAGGTTAACGAAGTCAGGGAACTAGCTTGGTGGGTCGCGCCTAAGCATAGGAACACAACGATTGGCGGCAAATTGTTTTTGGCCTACAACAAGAAAGCACAAGAATTGATTGATCAGGAACGGGCAGAGATTGTCATCATTTCGCTGATGCCACAAAGCCCTAAGATTGATCTAGAAAGCCGAGGCTTTAAGAAGATTGACTCGACGTACTGCAAGGAATAAAAAATGGTCGGAACAATAATTGCCACCGCCGTGTTGGGCGCGGCTGCGGCAGGAACCTTTGCATATGTGGCTGTCGCGTTTGCTGCAAACTACGCGCTGTCCTACGTCATCACGCGCACATTTGGGTCAAACAGGGCACCTAGTCAAGTCGATCCCGGCTCACGGCAGCAAATTCCCCCAAGCGCAAACAATCCGATTCCGGTTGTCTATGGCGATGCGTGGCTAGGCGGCACGTTCGTTGATGCGGTGCTGTCTACCGACAACAAGACGATGTACTACGTCTTGGCAATCAGCAACATCTCACCTGATGGTCAGTTCACTTATGACCGCACGCAGTTCTACTACGGTGACCGACTTGTTACTTTTGACGGCACCGACCCCACCAAGGTTGTATCCCTGACTGACGGCGCGGGCAACGTAGACACAAAGGTTTCGGGCAATCTCTACATCAACCTCTACACCTCCAACGCGGCGGGCACGATTGTCAACGTGACCGGCTCTGCCCCGAGTGTGGTGATGGGTGGTTCCGACATCACACCTAGTCTGCGGTGGCCTGCAACAAACCGACAGATGAACGGCTTGGCATTTGCCATCGTCAAGCTCACCTACAACAGCGAAGCGGGCACGACGGGTCTTCAGCCCCTTACCTTCAAGGTTTCGCATTACCTCAAGAGCGCAGGCGCGGCACGCCCCGGCGATGTGCTTGAGGACTATCTAAAGTCGGATGTGTATGGCTGCGCGGTTCCCATCGGCAACATCAACACCACGGCTTGCGCGGCGCTAAACACCTACTCTGACCAACTGATCACATACATCCCGTATACGGGCGGGTCTACTACTCAAGCTCGGTATCGGATCAACGGTGTGCTGAACACGGGCGAGAACGTCCTAAGCAATATCGACCGCATTCTCACGGCTTGCGACTCTTGGCTTGCGTACCAAGAAACCACGGGTCAGTGGATGCCGGTGATCAACAAGGCAGAGTCGTCATCCTTCTCGTTTGATGACTCCAACATCATCGGCGAACTTCGGGTAAGCATCTCCGACATTACGCAGAGCATCAACCAAGTTGAGGCCACGTTCCCGTGGAAGGGCAACAAGGATCAGCCGAACCTGATTTTCTTGGAAACGCCAAGCGCATTGATGTATGCGAACGAACCGGCCAACAAAGCCACGGTGACGTTCGACCTGATCAACGACTCGGTGCAGGCTCAATACATCGCCAATCGGATGCTTGAGCAGGCGCGTGAGGACTTAATTGTCACGTTCTCGACCGCATACCCCGGCATTCAGGTGGACGCGGGTGATGTCATCAGCATCACAAACAGCGACTACGGTTGGACGAATAAGCTGTTCCGCGCCATCAAGGTCAGCGAAACAACCCTACCCGACGGCAACCTTGGCGCACAGATTGAATGCACCGAGTACAACGCCGACGTATACGACGATCAGAACATCACTCAATTCACGCCTGCGCCTAACAGCGGGCTTGTCTCTGCCTTCTTCTTTTCTGCGCTGTCTGCTCCTACGGTTGGCGACCTAAACCCAACCGCAACTGTTCCATCGTTTAGCGTGACGTGCAATCTTCCGTCAACGGGACGGGTCACAAGCATCACGCTTTTCTACACGACTTCCGCGACGCCTTCTGTGTCTGATTGGAAGGTTTGGGGTACTGAGTATTCAGCCAATTCACAGGCGTTTGCGCCATCTCTTGCGTTTAAGTTTGCGAACATTTCTTTGCCACCGGCTACCTATTACTTTGCCTTCAAGGTTGCAAACGACGTAGCAACCTCACAGCTTTCGTCCATATCTTCTGCGCTTGTTTGGAATCCTACTGGCACCATCGGCCCGACCGGGCCTACGGGTACCGGCGGTCCTACCGGAAGCAGCGGGCCAACCGGGACTACCGGCGCAACTGGAAGCACAGGCGCAACCGGCACCACAGGCAACAAGACCGGGCGTGCTGTCATTTATCAATGGGCAATCACGATCCCGGCAGGCCCGACAGGCACTTCGACCTACACATGGTCAACCGGCAACATTAGCCCTGTCCCTGCGGGTTGGTCAACTTCCATTACGGCAGCACCAAGCGCAGGCTTCACGCTTTGGGCCGCATCTGTCAACTTGCTTGCCACTGATGCGGACGCGACTAGCACGATCAATTGGACAACCGCAAGCATTCTTTCGGCGGGATACGCGGGGGTGACAGGGCCAACCGGCACCACAGGCCCAACGGGATCGGGAACTGCGGGCGCATCGTCACGCATCTGTTTTGCGCGTGTGCCCAACAACCCTTCTCCGGTTTCAGGAAACATCACCACCACCGGCTCAAGCTCATTCCCATCTAGCGGACAGTCATTGTCTGTTTGGGGATTTGCGGCAACGTGGGGCGCAAGTGACCCGAACCCGTCTAGCACTGACTCGCTTTATCAATCGGACGGCATCTATGACCCGACTACAGGCAATACGGTTTGGACGACACCGTACATCTCAAGCCTAAAAGTTGGCACGCTGTCGGCCATCACGGTCAACACGGGTGCGCTGACTATTCAGAACACGCTGACGGTCAGCAACACCGGCAACATTCAAGGCGGGCAAACCGACTACAACACCGGCACAGGATTTTTCCTTGGTTACAGCGGTGGCGCATATAAGTTCAGCATTGGATCATCGTCAGCATCATTGCTTTGGAATGGTTCTTCACTTAGTTTGACCGGATCAAGCAACCTTGACATTGGTGGCACGGCAAAGTTTTCAGGCAACAACAGCTCACTTGGTCAAAACACAACCGTATGGGTGGCGGGGTCTGTCACAACTTCTACAAGTCTGTTGGTTCAGAACTCATACCTTAGTGGGTATGCCATACAAGCCAACCATCTTGGATCATCTTCATCAAGCAATCAAGGTTCGGGCATTTACGGTAGTGGTGCGGTTTATGGTGTACAGGGCACAACGTCTACATCGTCTGTGGCGCAAGCCGGGGTTGATGGATATTCTTACTACGGCAAAGGCGTATACGGAAATTCATTCACGGGTTGGGGTGGTTACTTTGAGTGCAACACCGCAGTGCAAGGTTTGTATGCAAGCGGCATTCAACTTCCACAATCCGCAGAAGTACGATGGAGAACCTCAGGCGGCGGGATTGGTGCTTATGTCTACACAGATGGCAATGATGCGCTTTATCTAATCTCGGGCGCGTCGGGGTCAAGCAATCCCAAGGCTGTCCTGTTTGGCACCAAGGCAACGGCTCGCGCTCGGGTGGAAGACACCTTCCTTCGTCCCGAGGTAGACAACTCAATGACCTTGGGCGCGGCATCCTTCCGATTCGTGGATGTGTACGCGGTCAGCGGATCGGTTAACACCTCGGACGAACGGGAAAAGAACATCCTTGGTGACAATCCTCTCGGGCTTAACTTCATCAATAAGCTGCAAACCATCCAATACAAGTGGAAGGTGGCGCAGGCTGCGGTCAAAGAAAATGTCTTTGACGATGAGGGCAACCTGACGGGCGAACGGGAAATCGAACCGGCTCGGGAGGGTGTGCGTACCTTCCACGGCTTGAGTGCCCAACAGGTCAAAGCGACCCTAGATCAGCTTGGCGTGGATAGCTTTGCCGGGTGGGTGTTGGCAGACAAGGACGATCCCGACAGCATTCAGGGTTTGCGCTATGGCGAATTCATTGCCCCGCTGATCAAAGCGGTGCAAGAGTTGTCGCAAAAAGTTGCTGACTTAGAGGCAAGACTTAAATAGAATTTGGCAAGACAAGACACCATCCCGTAGCCCCGCAAGAGTGTGGGGAGCGTCACCACCCGAGTTAGGGGAAACAGGATGTCCACTTTGTATTGGCTTCGACTAGCCGAACACACTGATGTGTTCACGCAGGGCTATGTCGGGGTCGCTCAAGACTTGCAAAAGCGGCTGCGGTCGCATAAGCATCGCTTTAAGTCTATTTGGGATTCGGTCATTGCAACACCATTGGTCGTCGCTTCAGATGACTATTGCTTTGATCTAGAAAAGAAGTTGCGTCCTGTTCGATGCATTGGTTGGAACAAGTCTCCCGGCGGCTATCGCAACAATGCGATGCATGGCAAAGCCAACCCCAACTTTGGCAAGATTGGCGAGGATGCGCCCAACTTTATTGGGTGGTACATCACGCCTCTTGGTCGCTTTGCAAGACCTAAAGATGCGGCCAAGGCCCATCAATGCAATAAATCGACAATTGACCGTCGATGCAAAGGTCAATGGACAAATGGAAAATTTTTACAGCCTCAATCGGGCTATGCATTTGTGCAGAAAGCGTAGGGTAAAGTCATAGCTGTCTTCAACAAAAATACACTCGCTCAAGTCAGCGGGTTCGACAATCCCATCCTTGCCGGTGAGTTGGTTTGGAATCAACAAACTTACTGGAATCTCGCATTTACCAACTGCGCCACCGGCCTGCCCCTGTCTCTTGTGGGTGCCACGATTGACGCGCAGATTGTTCGCAGGCAAGTCAGCAACATCGTA